GTAGCCTTCTACGTTATTTTCAGTAGAAGTCCAATATGTCCAACCATGTTGAGCAAAGTCATATACTAGGGTATACCCTATACCCATTAAATTTAATACGTACAAAGAATGTCCTGCGGTCTTGACGCTAAATGCGTACATTAACTCAGGGTCTTCTCTATTAATAATTCTTTCAATAAATTGATTAGAAATGACTTGAGGAGTCTGTCCTGCTAAAGCCATAACCTGATAGCCCTTCTGATGGCCTGTAGAGACCCATACGAGCGTGTTATCCATTTGGACTAGGGAATCCTCAGAACCTGCTCCAAATTGCAATACGGAGTTCTGATAGGGCAGGAAAGGGCTTCCTGGGGAAACACCTCCATCATCGAAGAATTCGGTTGTCTGAGTACCAAAACAGACTAGGTAGTTAATAGTACGTCCAATAGCTACTAGCTTATCCGCATCCGATACTGCGCCTACATAGTTAACTGCCTGCCAAGTGGTAGGGTCTTGTATGTTGGAGTTATAAATTAATCCATCCGGTGTAGCTACGATGTAGTATCCGTCGATGTAAACAGCACCTGAGACAGTAGTACCAGGATAAGAGGTAGTAAAGGTAAGAGTAGTGCTACCAGAGCCAGTTGCATTTTGAGATAACGTTAAAGCCGTTCCGAATACTGTTAAAACATAAGTTCCTGCAGGTATGTTTGTGCCTGTAACAATTTGACCAATCTGAATATTTGGATTGGCTGCAGTTAATGTTACTACAGGGCTACCATTGCTAGTAGTACCGTCTTGCGTTGTAATGGTGCTAGAAAGGTCTAAAAGGGTGCCTGTGGCAATGGTATATACATAACCATTAACTTCGTTCTTTAAAAAGACTAATGTTTGGTCAATGGATGCAATGAAGTCATATTCATCGGTGCCATCCACAGTGCCTTTTGCCACTCCGTTATCATAGAACGTATCTCCAACAACGCTAAATAGGTGGCTACCAACGGCAAATATACCAAGTCCATCTCCTGCACCAACTGATTGATATTGAACTAATCCAGGTCTTTTAACAATTGACATGGATTCACCTTTTTCAACTTCGATAACTGCGTTACCAAGTTTAGGGTCTTTGTCTAATGTCCCATTGCGAGAGCCAATATTGTGACCAAGAGGAACACGAGTTATTGTCATTTTAGTATCCTGCTCGGAACCTAAACTCAGGAGCAAAGGAGGTTGAAGCCTCTTCCTGACTCCAATCAGTCATAATCTCTTCTAGTTTTGCTGCCTTTTGAGCTAGTTCAGCACGTACTTGTGGGGATGCACCATACTCTAATGCTAGGTTATCAGCTAATCCAAACTTTAAACAATTAAACCATTCGCTAGGAAACTCAGGTGTAGAAGTTGGGTTTGACACATCTGCAATAGGTTGTTGTGTTTGCAGGTGAATGTTATAACCTGTTCCGCTTGGTACGTTAAAAACATATAAATAACCAGTGTCTAATTTAGGGTCATAGTAAAATTGGTTAGGTACACCCTGAGATGTTTTAACACCTAACTGCATATATTGCTGACGAGCCATTTGTTGCAATACAGTATCGTTACCTTGTGGGTTACGAATAAATGCCATAACAACACGCAATGGTTTATCTGTTACTACGTCTGAACCAATATTAGGGCCGATGGTATAAATCTTTTGACCTACTACCATTGGTACTATTACTGTGTCTAACTTCCATAAGGGTAAACCCTTAGTCTGCAATTGCTTAATGTAGATATTTAAGGCTTCAGCGCAGTTTTGAAAATCAACTGGAGTAGGTTGGTCACCAGCACCAATTACTCCTAATGTACGCAATGCGGCACTGATAATGCCATCTCGATTAACTGTATAAACTGCAGACATTTATATTCCTTATGAAAGGTTTTCTAGCTTGTAAATGGTCTTTAAATATAGACCTTCAATTTCTTGTAGGATGTTTTCTAAGGCATCGACTTCGCCAGTAATTTCATCGCAATTTTCTTGCATCCATTTTACATCTTCATTGAGCCAATATAGAACACCTCTTTCTAAATCAGTATCAAGTTTTTTGACTTCAATAAGTCCAAATTGACCCTGATATGCCTCTACGAATTTGTCTATGAGGTCTATAGCCCCGTCGTAAAACTCGTTTAAAGCCATATGCTCTGAAAATGATTTAGTAGCCCAATGAGCTATATGTGCTTCATTACGAGCAGCGAATACTTTTTCTACTAACATTTCTACCATGATTAGGCTTTCTTTTTACGAGCAGTTTTAGCAACTACTTTAGGTTTTTTAACTTGTTGCTTTACTGGCTTTTCAAACTCAGGAGCTACATAATCTTGTTGTGTAGCAGGGAAAGGCCAAGTAGATTCTACAGAAATCTTTGGCATATAACCTAATTTATCAAATAACCAAGTAACTATAAACATATTAAACCCTTAATTTATTGGCTTGTTCGGTTTTAAATGTTTCGTATGCGGCCTTAACTTCATCAGTCCATGCGGCATTGCAAATATCTTGAACTTTTTGTTCTTGACCGCTAATGTCATCATCAGGTGTTAACACCCAACGATGGAATGTACGAGCAACTTGCTCTCCGTCTTTTTCAATAACAGTAGCTTGGCGAACTTGAATGTTCCAGTTACCTACTATTTCAATTTGGTCAATACTTGTGTTTTCTGTAAGTGCCATTTTTATTCCTTAAGCTACCTGATAAGAGACAATAAGTTTTATATACTGACTTGTAGACCCTGTTGCAGAAACCGTTAATGGGCTTCCTGTTGAATCAATATTTGCTGTCGCCAATGTATATACATCACCATAAGTCGTTCCTGAATTACCATACCAAAAAGCATTTAAAACAGCAGTCCCACTTGGAAAATACCATTGACCTAAAGGAGTAGATATATCATTTGGCGATGGCATTGTAAAAGGTAATCCATTAAGGCGAATATTGCCCCCTGACATAGTGTTTTTATTCCAGCCAATATTACAAGAAACAACAACCAACTTACCAATCTTGGTGTAATACCCTGATTGATAAGCGTATGTTGGAGAGCCTGTCCCACCGCCTGCAGTATTTGAAATTGTTGGTGTCCAAGTACCTTCTTCATAATCATCAAGCGTATTAGCATCGGTAGAAGCAGACTGGGTTGCTGGGAAAGTAATACCAGAACCAGATGCGGAAGGTGTTGCACCGCCTACACCGATTGTTGTTGTTACGATTGGAGTTGTTAGAGTCGGCGATGTTGCATGAACACCAGCACCTGTACCAGTAGATGTAGTTACCCCAGTACCGCCATTAGCTACAGGCAACGTACCAGAAACCAAAGAACCAGCTAAGTCAATAGCGCCAGCTGTATTAGGGATAGCGTTAGCTACAGAGCTGATTTGGAAGGACTCTACAGTAACCAGATTACCAGCCGCAGCGCCCGTAGCAAGAACAACAGTAGTTCCGTTAGTAGCAGTATAGTCAGCGCTGCCCAGCAAAACTCCGTTAAGGTAGACATTGATGAACCCCACGTTATAAGAAGGCGGTGTGAATGTAGTCTGTGATGCAGTAGCTGTGAACTCCGTTACGGTTCTGTATGCTGTGGTAGTTACGCCTGTTACTGGAACGCCAAGATAGCGGCATGAGATATTGCCTGTACCGCTAGGTGGGGCTGCCGAGAAGTTAAGCGTAGTACCAACAACCCCGTAAGTAGATGGGTCTTGAACTACACCAGATACCACCACGAGTACGTTAGTCGTACCAGCAGGAGCCACCGACATTGTGAAAGCTGTAGTTGTGCCGTCACCAGAGAATTGGTCGGTAACAAAAGCCGATTGGTATATGGGGTTTCCGATGTATGGCATTATTCTGTTTCCACTAAAGCTGCGGCTTGTTGCGCCCAGTCAGGTAACGCTTGGATAATTTCGTTTGCTTGCTTTGTAGTCTTTGTACCATCAAATACGCTTGCAAACTCAATCTCACCATAAGAATCATACCACTGCAATGCGTGAATATCTGTAGGTATAAAAGATAAATCAAGGTCGCTATGGACTACGCTGTCTACGTAAATGGTGCTATCAGAAGGAATAATAGTTAATCTCATGCTAACCTCTTTGTAGCTGAATCTAATAATATAGCGGCAGTTTGCTCGTTAGCTTTAACCATTTCGTTTCTAAACGATTCTACAGCAGCACCTGTTTGTCTTTGTTGCTGGCTATTCTCAATAGTAAGAATCGGCATCCATGCCATAGCACAACCCCAGTCATCTATATCAGCGCCAGTCTGAGGATTTTTACCAACGACTTTAAGGAACCAAGCGCAGTCAAGCTCACGGCATGGCTTAAATCCATCTAAAGGGCAGTTATTTTTAGGTTCGATTTTCATCAGCTTTTAGTCGCCCGAATAACATCAACGTATTTAACAGCAAGGTCAATAGCCGTACCACTAAATGAGTGGTTGTGTGAACCGCCGCCACCTTGTGAACTGTTTAACTGCTTAGCACCAGCGCTCGTGTTAGATGCACCAGTATAGGATTGTGAACCTGCGCTTGAACCTTGACCTGCTGGGTATGTATGGTCGTGGGCTGCAATCTGTGATAAAGATAGTGTTGTTGACCCAACAGAACCTGCTACTGCCTGACTTGCAAACGCAGTAGAAAAATCAACAGTACCGCCTGTACTTGCTGTTCCTGTAACCACACGCAACGCAGAGTTGTTGTAGTTTGTTGCATCTTTTGTCCAACCAGTCGGCGCTGCGGTTTGTGCGAAAAGCATTACTGTGCCACTAGGGAAAGTAACCCCAGAAGAAAGCCCGTTTGTTCCAATCGTGGAGATAGCCATTATTTAGACTCCAATGCTTCTATGCGGGCTGTGAGCGATGTAATAATCGCTTGTTGTTCTTGGATTGCTGCAGTTAAAGTGGCTACCAAATAGGATGTATCAACACCTTGTGAAACAATATTGCCTTGAACATCTATGGCATCGAAGGGCTTAACGTTTCTGACCTTGCTTGGGGAACAGCTAACGCTAAGACAGTAACTATTTCATTTTGGGTGTACAGCTCATTAACTGGCACTTTTAACGGCTCACTAATAAATGATGCTGGAGACAGAAGCTATGTTTTTACATATACAATTTCTGCCGCCAATACCTGGGAATACAAAACCATAACTGTTGCTGGACCTACTTCTGGCACTTTTGGAACAAGCAGTAGCACTGCTTTGTATTTCATAATGAATCTTGGTACGGGTTCTGCGTATTCAACTTCGTCTACAAATTCTTGGCAAAGTTCTTATTTAACTGGTGCAACTGGAGCGCAATCTGTTGTTGGTACAACTGGGGCTACGTTCTACATCACTGGAATGCAATTTGAAGTTGGTTCTGCGGCTACGGCTTTTGATGTTCGTTCTTTCCAACAAGAGTTGATTCTTTGCCAACGCTATTACCAAACATCTTACGAGCTTACTCAGGTGCCTGGTTCTAATACCGGCGATGGTATTCAAGTTTCTTGGGCATCACCAAACACTTCTTCTATAGCGGGCGGTGCATTAACACTACAAGTAACTATGAGGGCTGGGCCGACTGTGACTGTTTACGATAGAGTTGGAAACGCTGGCAAAGTAACAGGGTTTAATGCTGGGGCTGGAGCTACCGAAAACGTAAGCACTAATACTGTAAATTACACGTCTCGTTGGATGTGGGTGCGTATTTATGCAAACGGGTATTATGGCATGTCATGGAATTACACAGCATCTGCGGAGATATAAATGTACAAAGAGATAAAAGATATTGATGGCTCTGTGCGCAACCAAGTGATACGAATTGAAGATAGCGCAATTATTCCTTTTGATACAGGTAATATTGATTACAGAGAATATTTAAAGTGGCTTGCAGAAGGCAACACTCCACAGGAGGCAGATAATGTCATTAACTAAAGTCCAAAGTGCAATGATTGGTGGGGGTACAGGCTCTACTGCCTTTGCTCCTGGAACACCTGTGTACGAAAATACACAAACTATATCAAGCAACTACACAATCCCTACAGGTTCAAGCGCTATGTCTGTCGGGCCTATAACCATCGCCAGCGGTGTCACAGTGACTATTCCGTCTGGTTCACGTTGGGCTATATTATGAGTTCAGTTACTCTTAACGGAGATACTTCGGGTTCGGTGTTGGTACAAGCCCCTGCGATAGCAGGAAGTACGACTA